CTAATTTTCTCCTATATCTTGACCTTCTTTTTGTTGTTCTATTAAAGCTTCTGCTTCAGAAATAGTTTTTTCTTCATTTTCTAGTGAAGAAAGTTCACTTTCTTTTGCTTTTAATTCTTGTCTTCTTTTATTCCAATATTCATCGCCAAGCTGCTTTAATTCCTTGTTTTCATCAAGTTTTTGTTCCATTTCTTGGCTTAAATTAAAATAAAAGTCATAAAATCCTTCTTTTGAAATCATACTTTTAGCAGCTTCAACTAGTAATTCCTCATCCTCTAAATATTCTTGCAAGTAAGAAGAAGAAATTGGAATATGATTTATAGCATCTCCATTATTTTTAACTGCTCTCATAACTAATTGTCTATCTTCCCAAAAATCATTAGCATACTCCAATGTTAAACCATTAATTTCAACTACTTCTTCTACAAATTCTTTGTCACGACTTAATTTAGAGTATGCAAAAGGAATTGGTGAAAATTCGACTACTTTTCTAATAAAATCTTTATTATCTAAAACACTTCTATCAGCTCCTACCAAAGTTCTTGGATCAATTTTTGCAATCTGTAATAGAAGTTCTGTGTCTGTTCTAACTTCTTGTGAAGCATATTGTAATGGAAAATCGCCACAATTAGCATTTAAATATTCCATAACAAAGGCCTTATCATTTTTTAATTCATCAGTAGCATATTGAAAAGCTCCTCTCCACCTTAATATTGCATATATCATACATTCTCTATCTGAAAGGATTGATTCATCTGCATTTTCTAAAAGTTTTCCAATATCTTCTCCTCTTGATATTCTTCTTCGAAATTCAATTTTATCCATAACAATTTACTACCTCCTAAATTTCTTATAACTAAATTATAGCAAAAATCATGATTTTTTGCAAATATTTTCAACTTTATGCTGTTTATATAATCTTCTGACTCTGATAGCTTTATCTTTTTGTAGAGATTGGATACATAAACATCATTTGAGTAATTAAAGACAAGAAATGTTGTATCTTTTACTATTACTCTATGTGGTTCAATATAAGATATATTGGTTTTATCAATTTTTCTTATACTGCCATTGATAAAAGTAGGAGTAACTTTAGAAAACTCACATATAAATTCTAGTCTTTTCTTTAAGCTATCATCAAATTGCAATTCTTCTTTGACTATTTGCATTTCTATCACCATCCTTTCTTTTTGGGATTGGATGACTTTTTTCGCAATAAAAAAATCAACCATTTCTGACTGATTTCATATCATCTGTTCTAAAAAGTTCGAACAGATACGTCGTTGGTGCGGATGAAGGGACTTGGCAAGCCGCGTCGGAAAAGCAGTCTACTAGACTGTTTTTGCCTGCGTTTCGGCAGGCCTTAACCTGCTCGAAACTTGGCAACCTCCTTTTCAAGTCCCTTTTTACAACAAAACAAAAAAGGCTGACTAAAGTCAGTCTTTTTTCTGGTGCGGATGAAGGGACTTGAACCCCCACACCGAAGTACTGGTTCCTAAGAGCAATAATAGTTTATTTTACTATATTATTGCTTATTTTTAAGTAATTATTATTATTTAAAACAGGCTTGAAATCAAGCTTCTTTAATCACTCTTATTTTTACTTATTAAAGAATATTTATGGCGTTGCATTAAAAATTGCATTAAAATACTCAAATTCATGTTTGCTTAAATAATCACTCTTTTTATTTAATATTTCCTTTATTTTTTGATAATCTTTTTCTCTTATGAATCCGTTTTCTTCTACAATTAATTTTTCCATTTTATTTTTTCTCCTTATCAGAGAAACGCGTTTCTTAATCTATAAATATTATATATTCCTTTGTCGAAAAATGTCAACAAAAACTCATCGCAAGTTTCGACACAAACCTGACGCTCCCAGCGTCATCTATCTTTTTATGTATTTTAATATTAAAATTAGGAATAATAACCTTAGGAGTAATTTTATGATAGTTTTTAATATTAGGAATATAAGAAAAAGTAAAAAAATAAGTTTAAGAAAATTAAGCGATATGACTGGTATCTCACGAGCTTATCTTTATGATTTAGAAAGTAATAGAAGATTTAACCCTACACTATTTATACTGCAGAAAATTGCAGAAGTATTAGAAGTTGATATAAAAGATTTGTTTTATTCTTTAAATGAATTAGACATTTTAAAAGAAGAAATGTATTGTAGAATAGACGTGTACGGAATAGATTCTAAAGAAGTTTTAGAAGTGTCACAAGTTATTGATTTGTTGATTAATATTAAAATGAATAAAGACTAGCCTCTCTCAGCTAGTCTTTGCTGTTTTTTCCTACAGCCCCCACAGTATTTATTTCTAAATACTTGTTTATTATAGCATATATATTTTGAAAAATGTGTCGAAAAAAAGGATAGATTATTTACCACAACACTGCTTATACTTACGCCCTGATCCACATGGACAAGGGGTATTTCTACCTATTTTAACTGAACTATTTTTAACAGGATTTCTTAAATTTAACTGTTCAACATAGTCTGTTTTAGATATTGAAGGAAATCTAAAAGAAAAAGCTGTTTTACCTTCAAAGTTTGAGACTGCAAAATCTCCCAATGAAATAATATCCATTCCTATAAGAAGATCTGAACCTCCAACAGAATTAAATTCTGTTGCTTTTACCCCTCCTATTATAACATTGTTTGGTAAATATAAATCTATTAAATATGTATTCACTGTACACTGACCATTCGCAGTATTACTAATAGCTTGTCCTGTAGGTATCAAATTGCATTGTTCCGCTACTTTCTGTGAAATAGCCGTGTTTGTAGCTCCAGTATCCCAAATCGCTACATAGTTATTTAATTGTGCTTCTGGAAACAAATTCTTGTGGGCAGAGACCCCCACATTACTTATTAATGAATTTGCACGACCATTTGCAGCACAAGTAAATGCAGATATTCTTTGATTAGGCATTAAACCTTACCCTTGTGTGAAAAATCTGAATGTCTTCCTCTTTTTCACATTTTTGAATAATATATGTCCCTGCTTCAATTTTTTTTGCATTTTCTATTGCTTCTTCCATTGTTTCATATGCACCATAAAAACTCTGTTCTTTTATAATTATAAATTTATTTAGATATTTTTCGCATAGCTCCTTTTTATGTTCTAAATAATAGTTATAATTTTCTTTTGCCATATTGTTTGGTTTCATATGAAATCACCTCTTTCTATATTTTATCGTATTTCCTTAATAGTATACTTCTAAAATGCAAAAAATGAAAGTTTTTTTCATCGCAGTTTTTTACATTATTCGACATTATTATAATGTATTAATGTTACAGCCATATTACTATTGTTTTACATTTATATATCATATATTATATCATTATTATCAATTTATGTAAAGTTTTCAGGTTCTATAGAATTAAATTAATTAAGAAGAATAAGGAATAGAAAATTATTCCTTATTCTAAAGATTCAAAAATTATTGAAATTAAGCCAAAAATAGACCTTTCAAAATCGCTTTTAAGCCTTTTTTATTTTTTAGGAATATACTTATATGGCTTGATTTTGGGCTATTTTTAATATTTTGAAACTAATTTGCAATAATCTAAACACACCCATCCACTTGGAGTCTTTGCCCAATTATTTTTTATTTCATACGTATCAAATCTTGTTCCATTAATATATGTTTTTACAATTTTATAATTGGTACCAGCTCCGCTTCTAACATTTAATCCTGATTTAGTATTTACTACATACTTTCCTAAAACATATTTAGAAGATTTTTGAATTTCGTTATTTCCTTTACTTGTATAATCTAAACAGATCCATCCAGCACCAGATTTTAATTTTCCCCAGTTCCCTTGTGTTTCTATTATAGTATATGTTCCTTTATCTCTAATACAACCTACTATATTATAATTAGTACCTGCTCCTGCTCTTATATTTAAAGCATTTGCTGTCACTTTAACTAAATAACCTTCTGTTTTATTTTCGATAGGTTTGCTTTCAGTAGATTTAACAGTAGCATTTGCAATTTCTTCAAAAGGATAGTTCTTTCCAGGACAAGCTGTTGCATTTACGTCTCTATGCCTTTGAACTTTAGTAATACCATATTTATTTTTTAAGTATGCAACTAATTCTTTTAACGCTTGTTTTTGTACATCTCCCATTGTTTCATTTTCAAAGTTGCCTTCAGCACAAATTCCAATACTATCTGTATTAGATCCATAAGCATGTGCTCCGACAGCCTCTTCTCTTCTTCCTCTATATATAACCCCATCTTTTCTTACAAAGAAATGATATCCAATGCATGTCCAGCCTTTGTTTTTATGCCATCTATCTACATCATCTGCTGAGCAATTTGACACTGCAGCATGATGTAATATAATTCTATTAGTTGTATTTCTATTACTTAATCCTCCATTCAACGAGTAAGTCCTTTCAATTATATTCATACTATTTTTCCTCCTTTTCAGTTATGGCTTTTTGCCCTAATAAGTATGTACCTATTACTCCTTGTACAACTGCTATAATTTGTACTATTTGTATTGCGTAAGGTATTGTTATTCCTTCTACTGCATTAATTCCTGCTACTAATGCACTCACTATTGCTAATATGTTTGTCGCATATTTTGCTATTTTCTTTATTTTTTCCATAAAAATTCCTCCTTTAATTTATCCCTATTTTATTGGCTATATAAGCCAATAAAGCAGCCAAAATAAAATAGAACAAATAATCTATTACTTTGTCCCATTTTTTGCTTTTTTCTTTATCATCTTTATTTGCTTCTTCAGATATGGCTTTGTCATGTTTGTCAAGTTTTTCTTTTATTCCTTCTACATTTTTTTCAACATTTTCCATCCTATAAGCCATTTTTTCCATTATTGAATATGTTTTCTTCAGTTCATTGATTTGTTGTTCATGTTCATCTAGTCTGTGATGTGCAGATTTATCACTCTGTTCTACTTTTATCACTCTTTCTAACACTTCCGTATTTTCCAACTCTTCTCACCTCCCAAACTTAAGCTACTTTTTATCTATTTATATGTCATGTATCCTTCGAGAATTAAAATTACAGAAGGGCAATAAGCTGTTCTTGCTACTTTTTCTGCCTTTGTCCACGATGGATTACAAGCCTCTGATGGTTCTATCATTATTTGATATACACCTTCTTTTGTTTTTCCATTTGCTTGAAATATTGTCTTAATATCACTTGTTTCAAACGATTCGGTGTCATGTTTTGTATCACTTGGTGCTGTTGCTGTCCATCCATCAATCCCTAAGGCTCCAGTTATTTCTTCATAAGTATAATTGCTTGGCATTGAAAATCCACTGTCTACATCTTCTGTAACTAAACTATTATTTAGATTTTTTGCTTTATACAATTTCAATTTACGTACATAGCCCCAGGTTGCAGATATATCTAATCCACTCCATTTAACAGGAGTATGATAACCTACCACTTTTGCACTAGTTATCTCGAAACCTTTTGGAATTGATATATTAATAAATAACTTTTGTTTCATATCAGCATAAGAACTATAATCTGCATAATATCCTAATATATTTGCAGTATTTCCCGCTTCTCGTGGTTTAGCTTCTTGTATATACGTTGTCATTAATCCGTTTTCGCCAATAATCTTAGCTCCATTAAACAAATTAACATTCCCATATTCATCTACTTTGAAATTCTTTGTATCAAGGATTCCTTTAGTTAGATTAATGTTCATACCCTTTTGATTCTGTACATAATTGTTAGACGATATATTTCCAGTCTTAATATGTTCTCCAGCAATCGTAGTAGAACTAGTTGGATCTGCTAAATCTGCAAATTTTGCAAAGCCTTTTGTTATAGTAACTACTTGCCCTGCTAAAACAGTAGTTTTTGTTCCTCCCAGCTCATCAACGATTGCATTTGCTACAGTGTTATCTGTATATTTTAAATTATTTATAAAGTCTTGTTCTTGATAAGGTTGCCCCTCTTTCTTACTTATTTGACATATATATATTTCATTGTCTTTTATCCATAAATCTCCATTATCATAAGGCGGTGTTGGCTGTACTACAAATATTCTTCTCTTTCCATCTGCTGTATCTTGTGCTGCATTTGCTATTGCTAACGCTTCTGTTGTATCTTTATCAGTTATTTTAGTCCATTTATATGTATTATTTTCTTTTTCAAATATATATGAATAACCAGTTTCTTTATCATAATACATATCTCCTGTGTGACTTTTTATCTCTTCCTCATTCCAGTCTTTTGCAGGACTATTTTCTAAGGTTGGCTCACCATTCATATACCATGTTGCTATCTTTCCATCTATTTGATTGCTCATACTTTTCATAGCATTTTTATACGTTGTATTTACGAATGTATTTAAATTACTTAATACCTCGTTTGCTTTTGTATCATCCGTATATTTAGTAGCTATTATAAAATCTGTTTCTTCAAATGTGCCACTTTCTTTGCTTACGTTACATACATACAAGTCCTTATCTTTTAAATACAGGTCGCCCTCGTTATAGGGTGGACTTGGTATTTCTGTAAATATCGTTCTCTTTCCATCTGCTGTATCTTGTGCTGCACTTGCTACTCTCAAAGCTTCAGTTACATCACTATCAACTATTTTAGTCCATAGATATGTAGTATCTTGTTTAGCAAATCTATAGCAATAGCCTGTTGTGTTATCATAATATAAGTCTCCTAAATGTGCATCATACCCACTCTCTTGCCATTCATTTGCAGGATAATTTTCGAGGCTTGGTTCTCCGTCTTGAAACCACGTAGTTATGCTTCCGTCTATTTGGTTTTGTAATTTAGTTACATTTTCAGTAGTAGTAGTGATAAACTGATTTAGCTCATTATTAATCTTTATTAATGACCTTAATTGAGTTTCAACATTTTTCTTTAGTCCTGCTAAAGAGGCAAGATCATATTTTCTTTCTAAGTCTTGTGGTGTTCTTACTCCATTACAATCTTGTTTATTCGTAAACTTCTACCTCCCTTCTTAATAAAAAAGTAAGGTTACCTACCAAGTAACCCTACCATCCTTATAAACTGTAAATCCTTGCAATTTTTCAAATACTTTTTGCATTTCTTCTTGTGAATAATCTAAAGTTTTTACATAATTATATAATTTTGTCCTTTCTGCATTATTTAGTTTGTATTGCGTTCCTAGTAACAACAGTTTTTGCTCATAACTTATATTCATACTGTTTACATATTTATACGTTTTTCTTTTTGCACTTCCTGCTACAGTTTTTCCACTTGTTGTTCCATTATCTTTTTTCTCAGATTTAAAGTCTTGTTGTAAATATTTCATATATTCATCTATGTCTATACCACTTTTCTTTAATAACGGATACGTAGTATTTGTTGAAGAAAGAATATAGTTTTCATATATTGCAGTTTTTTCTTTCGATGAATAATTTGAATTTAGAAGTATTTCTAATTTATCCTTATCTTTCAAGCTTTGAGTTTTAGTAAGTTTTCCACTTTCTCTTTTGCTCTGTGTTTCTTTATAAACCTTTTGTTTATAATCTGCATAAGTATCTACGGAAAGTCCTCCTTTTAATTCATCATCATCAAGTTTTTGCCATTCACCTTTTCCATCTTTATAATAGTTTTCTCCTCCTGCTTTATATGAATTTTTAGTTTTAATTCCAGTATTATAGTTGCTTAATCCTTTTTCTGCTAATGTATTGATTTTTTCTTGAATTTCTCTAACTTTTGCTGTTTTTTCTTTATTAGAAATATTACTCATTTGTATTTTCCTTTTTTCTTTATATAGGTCCCCCATTTCTTTTGAAACACTATTCAAGTATTTTAATTGTAATTGATCCTCGTCTGTTGCAAAAGAATCATTTGCAATTTGTGTTTGTTTTTCTAATGTTTCATAGAATTTTCCTACATTTTTATTCTTCAACACACTATCGGTTGTGAACTTATCTACTATAACGTTCTTCTTAGCTTGTGGAGTTATTTCAGGTAAAAGTACATCTCCTATTCCTCCACTATATTGATCTATTAAATAATTTATCTTTTTAGGACTCACATTAAGTTTTGCTCCTAACCATTTACTTAGATTATCTGTTGTTTCATCATATTGGTTTTTAGGTAGTTCTTTTTGTAATCTACTTGATACTAAGTCTCCACCATACCATGTCTTATTGTTTTTTACAGCTATTACTGGTGCTAGTATATTGTCTTCTAAAGGATTATTTGGTGCAATTTGATTAACTACAGTATCTTTAAAGCCCTTCCATGAGTCTTTTTCTCCTTCTGCAGTTTCTAATGTTCTTCTTGCTGCAGATCCAAATATACTTAAAACTCTTCCTTTTGGAATCCTTATGAACTTTCCGTCTCCATATTTGAACAAATAGTATAAATCTTTTGTACTTTCTGGTAATTTTTCATAATCGTCATCGTCATCTAATAGCATGTGGTTCAATACTGCTGGTGCAACTCCCATTACTGTTGCTTTTACTAGCAGATTAGCATATCCTTTTGCTCCATTTTTTCCAGAAAAGTTTCTAAACTGTTTGTCTAAACCTTGTATAGAAGCATTCAGGAAATTTGCTCCGTTTCTGTTTATCGCTTTAGTTATATCTCCACCTCTTTTAAAGTTCGTTGTTATTTCTGCTGCATTATATAATGCTTCGTTTAGACTTTTCCCATCCTCTAATGTAGAAATAAACTCAGAAAGTCTTGGCAATTGTTCTACTACCTCATTTGCATTTCTTATTTTTTCTACAAATTTATTTCCTTTCTTTTTTACTCCTGTATCATATTCGAAGTATGTGTTGCTCATTCCTCCATTAGCCATGTATGATTCATAATACTTTCCTTTTGTAACTATTTCATTAAGTGCTTTTCCATAATTTTTAAGGAATTTTTTAGAATATTTAGAATTGAAAGCTCCATCCTGAATATCTTTAAAAAAGTTCGTTGCTATAAATACAGGGTTGTCTGATGTTAGCAGACTTCTGTGTAGATTAGTAACTTTTTGCAATGCTTTTACAGGAAGTGTTGATTCAAGTTTGCTCCTTTCACTTGGTCTTAAAGATTCATATAGTTTATCATTTATCTTTAATTTTTGTAGTTTTCCATCCTCAAAATATGTATAATATTTATTTCCTTTTTGATCTGTATCTACTAATGTGTCTAATTCGAACAATAACGATGGGGCTACCTCTACATCTATATTCTCATCTACTTTTGCATTTACTAATGTTTTAGCTAATTCTTGTCCTAGTTTATTTTGATTTATAAGTCTTTTTATTCTAATAGCTTGTCCTGCTAGCCCATCTTTTAGTGGCTGAATGTCTGTACTTCCACCTTTTAATCTTTTTAATGGTCCTGCTGCTCCTGTTTTCTCGTTATCTCCAACATAAGAATTGCCATCGAAATTTCTTGAAATTGGTATATAGTTAGGGTACATTGTTTCTATATAATCAATAGTATCTTGTGTTATCATTCCAGCATCTTTTAAATTCAATAAATTATTATGATTAAATTCTTTTATTTCTTTTGCATATTTTTTAAATTCTGGATGCTTTTGTTCTAGTTCTAATGCTATTGCAGAAGATTCTGTAGGTCCTATATCTCTTCCTATAATATATTTTCCTCTTTCACTTGTATTTGCATTATGCATATTGACTAAATAATCGCTAAATTCTTTAGTTAGTTTGGCTTCTTCTATTGGCTTCCATATATCATTGATAGATTTACCTATTTTCTTTCCATTATTATCTGTTTGTGCAACACCAATAACATATTGTCCTTCTGCAAAAGAATTTAAATTTCTATCATATATAAATTTAAGTTCTGGATTCTTTGCATCTTCTGATAGTTTATCTATATAGTGTCCTTTATTTACAAATTTTTGTGCTAAAATATCTAAACTGTCTCCAAATTTATATTTATCACTAGCATATTTTTCTAGTATTTTAGCCTTTTCTTTTTTAGTTAGTACTTCTGTTTTGCCTTCTTTTTCGTATATTTTATTTAATACAGAAAGATCATCATCTGTTAAATTATAATTATTTTGAATATTTTCATTTTTTACAGGTGCTAGCTTTACATCTTTTATTGCTTCTCCTCTTCCAGTATTTTTATAGTTCTTGTTTAGATATTCTTGCCATGCATTATTTTCAGATTCTTGCATAGAATATTTAGTAGTATTGACATCATCTTTAATTGGTGCTATACTATTATTAGAATTAGTCAACGATGTAGAGAAAGCATTAGCTGATGTACTACGATTTTGACTAATTCTTTTTATTTTTGTTACGTCATAAAATGTTTTTTTATTTCCATCTTTAGCAATATTTATTAGACCTTCAAATTTAACCCCATTTACTTCAAATACAGTTTTATAGTAGTCCCATCCATCTTTAGCAAAGCTATGTCTTCCATCATCTTTAGAACTATACTGATATTCTGATATATTTAAAAGATTATCTAATTCAGTAGAAGCTTTTATCTTTGACTCTCTCGTAGATTGTGGCAATTTGTTTTTAGGATGAGTATATTCATTTGCTGTTTTTGAAGTAACTTTTATATTGCTTTCATTAAAATTAATACCATTTTCTCTAAAATTATCTAGTATATATCTCCTAGCTATCTTGATTTGCTCATTTATATTCTTCCCTTCAAATATATCTTGATTTGTATCAACTTTTACATATTTGTTTCCATCTGCTGTTGTTTGTATACTAAATCTAGAAGTTTGATTATTTGTATTTTGATATTCTTGTTTAAATGCATTTTCAAATTTGTTTTTTACATCTTTAGTTTTATCATATTTTAGAATAATATCTTTTATTTGATTGTATTGTTCTGTGCCTTCTATATCATGTGTTAATTCGTGTATTGCTATATTTTGTAAAGTTTTATTAGTATCTGCATTCGGATTTATTATTACCTCTCTTGTTACATTACCATTTTCATCTGTTTTAATTCTCCATAATGCGTTTTGGTTAGTATTTGTAAATGCATTAGAATCATAACTAGCTTTTATTCCTCTTTCATTTGTTATTCTTGCTATACTTCTTACAGTTTCGTTATTTGTGTCTATATTATTCTTTTTTGCAGACTCCAAATAATCTAAATCTTTTATTGGAGCAATTTTATTATCTACATCTGTTTTTGAAACTAAATCTGCAAGCTCGCCTTCTTTAAAAGTTCCTGTTTTTTTAGCTCTTTCCAATATGTCTTTTATTGTTTTCTTATCTTTAGTGCTCATATCAGAAAGTTCTACATCATCTATACTTCCCCCACCTAAGCCTACTAAATTTAATGCTATTGTTGTTAATCCAGTCATTTTGGCAGTTTCTGTAGCTTCTTCCCAACGTTGTTTTAAATCTGGCATATCCTTGTTATTTATTACTTTATCTATTACATAACCTGCTTCATTTTCTAATTGTTCTTCTCCCATCTCGCCTAGTATTTGATAGCCTTTATATAATAAATTTTGTCCTATTTTGCTCTTAACATTTCCTTTTATTGCTCTACCTATAGCATTATCTAATCCACCTTTGGCAATTAAATTGCCACCAGTTATTTTTTCTGTTAATGCAGAGGCCGTGCCTTTTAGCACACCTGTTCTTACAGCTTTATCTATATTGTTTCTATCACTGTTTAGCGTTTCCATTGCTGAGCCACCTGCATTTTGTACTGCACTTGCATATATTCCTGAACCAGGTGCGATTATATTGGATATCATAGCAGGAACCATTTCACCTATCGAACTGCTAACCCCTGCTGCTGTTTTTACTTTACTGTTTTCTATTTGAGATACTGTTTTACTATGCATTGCTGTTCTATCATCTAGATCTTCTGCTTTATCTAGTAATTTATTCTTTGCTCTATTTGCAAAGCTAGGCATGTCCTTTAATCTATTTGCTGTAGCATTTGGTTTATCTTTCAATATTTCGTCTTGCATCCAATTAATTTTTTTATCTTGTTCATCAAAAGTTCTTGCTCCAAGAATATTGAGTGCATTTATACTTTTTGCAACTCCAGATTTTATTCCTTCTGGAATACCATTTAAAATTGCACCAATTGCACTAGCTTTATTACCATTTTTTAAGTCTTGATTTATTTCTGTAGCTTTTTGCTGTGCCTTTACATCAGAGCGTGTAACTTTTTGTGTCTCTCCTATTTGAGAATTTGATTTTATTGCTTCATTACTAACTGGTGCTATGTTTTTTAGTTTATCTGTTACAGTTTGAACTTTATTTGTTTGAGTTGTTGGTCCATACGTACTTACATTTTCTATTTGTTTTTTTACTTGTTGCTCTTTTTCTAGTTTTTGTTGTTCTGCTATTCTTTTTTGCTCTTCTTCTTTCTCTTTTTTTCTCTTTTTTAGTGTTTCATAATAGCTTCCATTTATAATAGAATCTGCTATTGATGTCTTCTTTGAAGAATACTTTATTCCTACTGTATTATTGTTGCCGTATGTTCCTTTTATAATAGAATCTGCTATTGACATATTTTCTCTCCTATATTCCAAATTTACTGCATAATATTTTTACGTCGTTTTCATTAATTCTTCCATCTTTATAAGCAATACTAATAGTGTTTGCTATATTAATTGAATTTGCTAATGTTTTTGATGCGACTGCTTTTGCTCTTCCTACTACTCCTGATCCCTTTGCATTTTTCATTGAATTAAACTTATCATATATTGTTTTGGCATTTTCACTTAAGCTTCCATTGCCTAACTCCGCTGAATCCCCAGAGCCTACTGAATATGTTCCTGCACTTTTTGCTAATCTTCTTTCTTGGGCCAATGCTAATTGATAATCTCTTTCTGCTTGTTTTTCTTTTAATAAATATTCTTTCTTCCACTGTTCTCTTTGTTGCCTATTTTGTTCTTTCTGTTCATTAAATTCTTGTAACCAACGATTTGCCTCTTCTACAGCTTTATCTATATCTCTTTGCATATCTATTTCCCTGTTTATTTGTGCTAATACATTTTGATATCTGTTGTAATATGTTTCATCTATTTGTTGTAGTTCTGATTGTTTTTGTTGTATTAATGTATTTTTATATTGGAAACCTTGCAGCCCTAATTCTAACTGCTTCTGTAATGAGTTATATGCTATTTCTGCTAATGCACTGTTGTTAGCTAATTGAGCATCTTTTCTTGCATTATCATAGTTTAGGACTGCATTATTATAGCTCTCTTTTGCACTTGCATATCTATTTTGATATGTGTTCCACATGCTAACTCTTGAGCTTTCACTATATCCACTATTAGTTAGCCCGTTAGCAGCCATTTTTTCTGCATCTACACTAAATGGATCTACTTGTTTCTTATAGTCTACATAGCTTGCTCTTTGTTCTTTTTCATAGTCCTTTCTAGCTTTGTCTTTCTGTTGCTCTATTTTTTCAATTGCAAGATCATTTTGCTTTTGTTGAATTTCAGACTGTTTATCAGCCCATTCTTTTGAAGCATTAATTTGATCTTGATAAAATCTGTCCGAATTATTTATCATGTCATTGTAAGTATTAGTTGCCTCATTAATTCTTTGATTTTTTTCGTTCTCTACGTTTTTAAATCTTTCGTCTTCATAATTAACAGCATATTTATCTGCCATAATTTCCTCCTATCTTTTTATGTAGCTTCCTATGTAGCTTTCTAATGTACAAGAAAAAAGCTCAAACGATTTGTTTGAACTAAATTTTAATTGTATGCTTTTCCATTTCTTTTTCTTAATTCTATTTACTGCATATCCTGTTGAATTTTTATGTGTAGCAATTTTCTCAAACTGTTCCTTATTAGTTTTACAAAAGACATCTATTTCTTCGCCTATAACATCTGCTACACAGCCTCTTTTATTTGTAGTTTTTTGCATTTGTGGATACTTAAACTCATCTTCACAAGTTGTCCAATAAGATGATGGTTTTGACAATAATATAATGTCTTTTATTTCTTCTGTTGCCTTATATTGTATTGTAATGGGTTCTTTTGCTAGATATGCTTTTAAATCTGCAACTGTTTTTACTTTTGGAATTTTTATATTAATATTTGTATCTATTAAAATTCCATAAGTTTCTCCTGACAAATCTTTTGAAAATTCATCTGTTATTGTACAGAATATATTTGTTTCGTTATCAGCCATGTTTTTCGGTTTAGCAGTGTAAAATACGTTAGAGTGTGTTGTATTCACATTCCATTCTTCTGTACCATTTAAAACTAATTTATCTACTCTTTTCATTACTTTTGCTATATTTTTATTAGTATCTATATATAATCTATCTGTGATATCGTTTCTAACTGATTTAAGCTCTTCTTCTAAGAATACAAAATATCTTTTATTGTTTATAATTGTTTGATACTCTCCTGATGAAATTTTATTTTCTATATTGCTCTTATTCTTTATACTAGGCTTTTTATATATGTAGTTATATTTGATGTCTATTTCTGATGTGCTTTCTATATGGTTTACTCCGTCATATAGTTTCATACTTTCTATCTTATCCCCAGATTCTTGCTGTGCAGTGGTGTAAGGTACTATTTCTTCTTCTAATAGTCCGTATTCTACGATTACAGGTGTACCGTTTGAGTATTGTTCAGATAAATACGTCTTCATCTTATCAATATCATCTATGCTCATATCTTTTATAATAATACGACCACGCAGAGATAGGCTACTGTTAGTATAATCAATCGCCATTGCCGTAGTATAATTCGTATTATTATCTTTGCGATTCGCCCATATAGAATCAATTCCTCCGTCGTAATTTAAAACTCTATATGTGTTACACAAATATTCTTTATATGTTTTATCCGAAATCTGTGGCACAGGCAAACTCGCTTTTATTGCAAATACATGATGGGTATCATCATCAATCCATATTTTTTCTATAGTTTCATTACCTGTAATTACATATTGTTTCCTCTTATTATGTATTCCATCACTTGCTAAATAACTGTCTTTGTATAGCTTTTGTCCTTCTGATAGTGGAAAATCTACTTTTTGTTCTTGGTATGGTTTGTATGGGATTTCTTTATCGCTTCTAGCTATCATTACATTATTTGCATAATCAGGATTATTGTTTTCATACGATACAGTAAAATTGATAAAATATGCATTGTTAGGTGCTGTAACTATTCCTTTGTTTTTACCTCCTAAGCTAATTCCTGATATGAATTTTTTATCTTTGTCGTACCAAGCTCCCCAATTTCCTGTTAATTTATTAGATAGAATAAAGTATTTTTCTTCACCATCAATTTTAATATAGCCAGTATTTTTATTTTTTATATTAACACCTATAATTTGACCACTTCCGTCAGAAACATATCCATCTTTTGCATTGCTAGGATTAAATAAATTCTCTCCTATATCTTTTATCTCTAGAGAATTATATGGTACATAATCTGTTGCTACTGTGCCTTCTTCTAGTTGAATATTTGTGAAATTTGCTTCACCTGTTGTAGTAGGTTTATTGTTGGCATAAAACCAAATATTAATTTTAGTATTTTCTCCAGTATTAAATATCCCACCAATACTATTATTAAATGCTTTTAATGTGTTTGTTTGAGTATCTCCTGCAAATATGTTTACTTGTTTCAATGCACCAGCAATATTTTCGGTTAAATATTGTAAATAATAATTTGTGTTTTTTTTGAGATTATCAACGATAACTTTTCCAGCGTACATCCCGTTTACATTAAATCCATTTTCTATCAATGAGACAACTGTATTAGGAGTATTTGAAACTGTTTTGTAATCTAGCTTATTCTTTCCTTCTACATTTTCTATTGGACTTGGGTAATCTGGACTTGGACTTGCTCCGTATTGTTCATAGCTCATATCGTCATTATCTATTGTTACTATTAAATCTGTATAATCTACATAGTCTCCCACATTTCCTGTACCATCATTATTACTATATAATAAAATATAAACTGTATCGCAAACTTCTCCATTTACTAAAGTAGGAAATGTACTAGGTATTGTTGTTTGTCCGATTTGAAATTGTCATAGCAAAAATCCTATAAAGCACCATATTAGAAGAATTACCAAAATATATAGCAATACACGGAGTATTGTTAGAACTCTTTGTCCAATTAGTACTTATTCTTAATGTTTTGCCTAAAAATTCTGAACCGCCTAACTTTATGCCACAATATCTATACTGTCCTGCATGCGTTTGCGTTATTCTTACACCAGTTTCAAGCATACTTTTAGTTGCACCGTTTTGTTTTATTGAGCTTTTCTTATCAAATAAATTCTTCCCACTTCTTGTAGCTTGGTTTGTTGAGCCTTTTACCTTTATCTCTAATCCTTTATTGTTTTCTCCATCTTCTATTAGTATTTCTTTTCCTGTTACTGTTTTATAACTTTCTACTCCTGTTTCTTGTTTAGTTACTCCATCTATAAAATATCTTTCTTCTTCATCTTTTTCCATTGATATTTCTTTATTGTTTTCAGAAGCTTTACCTATTTTAAATATTCCTTGTTTACTTCCTAGCCAAAGTTCTCCATTATATACTACTGCACATGTAGGCTCAATATCTATGTTCCAATAAAACCACTCATATTCATTATGATTTTCATTAGTAAACATTGCTCTACTGTCTGCTAGATATATTTTATCTTTTATAATAACTAGTAAATAGCCTTCATATTCTACTAAAATCATATCTTTATAATTTTCTTCTTGTAATAATTTACTATCTACTAAAGAACTTCTATGGCTTATAACTTGTTCTGTTGTTATATCTCCACTTATTCCTTCCATTCCTCTATTAGAAAAATAAACTATATCATCATTAAAATTTATTGCTGCTCCTATACATCCTGTAGAGATGCTTGAATGTTCACTTGGATAAACCTTCCCTGCTTCGCTATCAATAGTAGGGTTATGATAAAATATAGCAGTATTTGCCTGACTTGGTTCTTTTATTACCCATAACGCGTTATTACCTGCCACCATGCCTCTTACTGGGCTTATGTCCGCTCCTTCGTTATAATAATCTAAGTCACTACAGTACTTTGGTTCGTCTAACATTGTATGAAATACTGTGTTAGGGTAATCCTGATTTCCACTAAAAAACACTCTGTTGTCAAATACTTCTAATATTGTACATTTATTTATTTTATCTCTATTTCCTGGTATAGTTTTGCTAAAACGTATTACAACATTATCCTGTCCATCTGTTAATGGTTTTTCTGGTGCTGTTGTAAACTTAACTTTCCCACTTACTTTGTCTACTGTAAATCCTTCTGTCTTTTCTACATCGTTTATAAATACTTTTTCTTGATATCCTGCATCTAATTCACTTGCATCTAACACATACTCTGTACTTTCTCCATCAGCACAAAAACTATTTTCTCTAACTCCTGTAAGTAGGTTTACTTCTTGATTTGTTGTTCCTCCACCACTAGGTGCTTTCCCTATTGTTGTTATTGGTATGTATCCTATTACTTCCTTGCATGTTTCTCCATCATATTGTAAGTAGTTTAATCCATCTTTTATGTATAAAATATTTCTATATATAAAACTTTGGCTTTTTCTTATGTTCATACCTTTTTCTTTTATTATTTTTAGTTCTTTTGTTTTCATATTATAGTCATACAAAGATACTCCACAATGTATTATCATGTGATCTACTTGATTTATAGTATAAAAAAATAAACCATATACAGTATTCTTTAATTCTTTAAACAATACTATGTCTGGTCTTGTTTCTATACTAGTTCCCATTTTTTTATAATCTTTCCACATATTTATTGCATCAGGGCTTCTGTACAAAGCTACCTCTGTATTACTAAAATCTACTCCTCTAAAATTAGAATAATTTCTTGTTATTAAATCTCCACTTACTTCAGGCATATTATCCTCCTAAATTTTTGTTCCTCCGTCTATATAAAATCCTCCTGTGTTGTATCTTGGATCTAAGCTTTGTTTTAGTTCAGTATATCTATTAGCATATATTTGTCCATACTGATTAGAAACATCACTTTTTAATAAATCTGCTGCAACTCCATAAGGCATAATTCCTAGTGCATCATCTGTTAATTCAAGTTCAGTATTGTCTTTACTCTTCTCATTTATCTTTTTAGGATATTTATAGTAATATATTTTTATTGTCCCATCATCTAGTATATCGAGTGTTGTTCCAAAAGAAGTGTATCTAACTCCTTTTACACATTTAAGTTGATAAAAGTTTTCTAATTCATTAAGATTTATTGTATCTCCTTCTTTAACTTCTCTTGTTTCTATTGCAGGAATCTTTTTTATTCTTGCTAACTCGTGTTGTATAAAATCTATTACATTATTTATCTTGTTTTTGAAATCTGGGTCATCTGTTAAACCTTCATTTTCTTCATTTATCTCTTCTATTAGTCTTAATACTTCACTTTTCATATCACCTAGTGTCATATATTCCTCCTACTCTCCTTCAGGAGATTTTAACAATTTATATTTCTCTATTGCCTCATCTATTGTTAGCATTTTATATTCACTTATAACAAAGCCTTGCCCTTCCACATATATAAGCAGTTGATTTTCTTCTAGTTCGATATCTTGATATTCTTTTTGTTTTACTTTCTTGCCATTAGACATTGTATATTCTTGTTCTACTTGTTTTATTAGATGTCCATCTATTATTTTATCTTGTATATGTATTTTGTATCCTTCTTCTTCATCTTTGTCGTTACATAATTCTATATCTTCTCCGTTGTACACATATCCACCATAAAATCTAACATTTGGTGTTATTACATATTTTTCTAAACTTTCTAACTTTTTAATCATATATATTCTCCTTTCGCGTTTGTTGGAATTGCACCAACTTTTTGCTTTTAACACGATATAAAAGGCATACTATAAAAGCATGCCTTTTTTTCTAATATATTACTGCAAATTTTACTGCTGCATTTTCTGGTATTAATACAATACTTCCATCATTATTTGCAAATCTCGCAGTTTCTACTCTTATTGCTGCTATACCTCCTGCTGCTACATCTACTAATTTTAAATTTTCTGTAGCTGCTGCATAGCTTCCATCTGAAGGACATTTCACAGAAACATCATATGGAGCTTCCCCAGAGTTTTGAGCTAATATAGTTAAATACTCTCCTCCTGCAAATTCTCTTGGTATTTTAAAGCTACATCCATCTGCAACTGCTGTTGCTGCTTCAAATGATATTGCTTTTATTGAATTAAATTCAATTTTTTGTGGTATTATTTCTTTAACTGCCATATTATTTTCCTCCTTATAAAAATTTTAGCTCCCTTTTAGGGAGCTGTTTCTATTTTGCTTTAATTACATAAAGCTCTTTTGGTCTTACTAATTTACCACCGTAAACATGTAATCCTTTTACTATGTCTGCAAATCCTTTTTCTTTTCTTGCACGTTCAACTTTGTCAATAGCATTTGCTACTGCCATAGCTTTTTTAGTTCTTATCATTTCCCAGTCGTTTGTGCCATCGTTATATAAGTTGTTTGACATTCTTAAATAACAATTATTATATTTTCCAACTGCTCCTCTTTTTACGTATTCTACGTTGTCTGTAAATAAAGTTTGTAATTTCTTTCTACAAGCAGTAATATGTTCAGGATTTAAATCTGCTGCTAATTCTGTTTTAGTTGTTACTCCGTTTTTATATAGTTTAACTAATCCAGTATCTATTGTAGCAAATGGATCAGTTCCTTCAGATATGTCTGTAGATTCAGATATCATATCTTTATTAGCACCTTTTGCAAGAGTTCCAACGAATTTGTCGTAGTCTTCTGCTAATGCTTCTTTTGCTTCATCAAATTGTGTTTCTAAGTATCCAGGAATACTTTGTGCTTTATCTACATCATCTACTTCAAATGCAAATGCTTTAAATTGATCTATATCTAAATATTGAGAATTATCTCCTAATGATTCGATATCTAAATCTTTTCCTGGTATGTAAGTTTGGATTTTAGGTCTTACAACACCAACTATTTTTAGCCTTGCTCCTTTCTTAGCTTCTTTGTCATATTTGTAGTCACACCAGTTTGCTAGTAATAAATCTTTCTTTAATTCTGTTTGGCAATATTTTGACCAAAACATAGGTTTAAAATTTGCTCCCATATTTTATCTTCCTTTCTTAGTTATTACCACTTTGTCATTGACTTTCTAATCAGCCCAAGATTTTTCTCTATTTGTTCAGGAGACATATTGTCAAATTCAGCTTCTGAAATAAACTCCTTATCTGTCTTTGGATTTTTATTAGTCAAGTCTCCGACTTGTTCAACCTGTGGCTTAGGTTGTAGCTTTCTGTATAATTCATAAGCTTTTTTTGCTGGAACGTTTTCAAGTCCATTTTCAGTAATGAAAGTTTTATATTTTTCATCCTTTAAAATGTTTTTATCTGCTCCAACGCTTAAAAGTTCTTTTTCACTTTCAAGTTCTTTTCTTTTCTCTGCAAGATTTCTAAAGATAAACTTTTCTCTACTAGACATATTGTTGATTCCTATATCAGCTAGCCTGTCCACTTCTTCAACTATATCTTCATATCCAGCAGCTATAATTTCATCAGCTTCTGCTTTTGCTAATATTTCTTCTTCTCTATCTGATAGATTTCTGTTATATTTAGGGATTTTTACTCCTTGATCTTCATAAAAATCTTCTAATTGTTTAGCAGCTTCATTCATATCGTTAGTGTTCAATCCAGCACTAATTACATTCTCAAGCTGTGAATACTTTTTCTCGTATTCTTTTCTGACTTTTGTTTCTTGTCTGTGTAGTTTTTTCTTTAGCAATTCATTTACTCTTGCATTTAATTCTTCTTCTGTATACTTCTTTTCTTCCTCTACAACGTTTTCTTCTTCATTGTTAGATTCAGTGGCTTGTTCTTCTCCTTCAACAACTTCTTCTGTGGCTTGTTCTCCCACGTTTTCAGTAGTTTCTTCAACTACTAGGTCTTCATCGTTCATCATTTCTTCGTTTTCCATATTTTTTTCCTCCTATTTTTTCTGCAAGTGTTTGACTTCACTTACCCATGCAGTTTTAAGTCTTAAATGCTTGGACTATATAAAATAGCAGCTAAGCTTTTCACTTAACTGCTACACATTTATTTCACAACCCTTTAACTATAAGAATAGTTAATAGCTGTTGAAAACTAATCTAATTCAATATTTTCTATTTCTGCTCTGATTTGTAAAGATTTTAAATATTGTTCCATATTGTATTTTTGGTCTTCTAATACTTCAATTGGACAAGTTGGTGTAAATCCTAATGTTTTAGCTTCGTTTTTCACTAACATCTTACACAATTTCTCGTATCTTATTTTTGTTTGATAATATTCTGCTTGAAACCTTTTCTTATAATCAGAACTATTCATTAAATTAATAGTATCATTTAATTCCATCTTTTTTGGCAATTTTATAACCAATCCTTCTGATGTACATTTTATTTCTGCTCTATTACACATAGTTAATTTCCCTCCATTCTTATACATTTATTTTCAAATTTTTTATATGCGTCAAAATACAATTCTTTTTTATCTCCATTGTATGTTAGTTCATAATACATACCATCAAACAATGTTGTACTTAATAATGCTTTATGGTTTTGTAATGTTTTACAATACCAAACATCAAATACCTCAAACTCTGGAATATTATCACTCTTGTCTAAATGTTCAAGTGCATATTGTTTTACTATTTCTTTACACTTCTCAATAAATTCTTTGCTTCCCATATTACTGGACCTCCCTTGTTATTCCTTTTATAGCCCAGAATTGAGCTTCTTCTAATTTTGTTAGTACAAGTGATGTTTCTCTACTAGGTTTGCAATTATGGTCTATTACATCATACATATTAGAAAATGAACTTCTAATTAAGTCTATTCTGTCTTGCTGTTCTTTACTTACTTTTATAAATTTTGCTCTATTATTCATTGTCTTCACCTCCTACACGCTTTGTTGTATACTTGCTTCACTTAATTGTTGTGCTTGTGCATCTGGATCATTGTTTATAAATTGCATTGCTCTTTGTTTCATTAATTCTGCTTCTGCATTTATTTGTGCTATCTTTTGTTGTTCTTCTTCCCTTTTCTTAATTACTTTTAATATTCTTTGTTTTGGCATTACACTATCATCATCTAATGTTTCTAAGTACATTTTTAATTCTGGTAATCTTTGAACACTAAAATAACCTGCTTTTAGCAGGTTTTCTAAACTTTCTTCTTGTGCAAATTTATCAAAGCTTCCCTTTGGCGTTACATCTACTTTAACATCGGCTTGTAGCTTTTCTAATATACTTCCTTGTACTGGTATTAATTGAGTTTCTGTCTCTCCATTTTGTCCTACTACTTCTTCCTCCATTAATAAACCATCACTGTTATATGCTTTTATGTGATCTAATAATATTCTTGCAAAGCATTCTATAAAATATTTTACGGATTCTACTTGTTCTTTTAAAGGTTGCTGTGCTGCTTGCTGTACTGCTAATATTGCTCGTCCACTCGCATTTTGCAATGTGCTATTTGTTAAACTTCCACTTGCAACATCAGAAGCATTTGCTAATTCTCTTGAAACATTTATTAAATCGTTCATTAATAGTTTTACGTCTGGGCTCATTTGTGCTGGAGTTATATTAGTAAATACCTTGTTTACATCTTGAACGTTGCTGTCTCCATTTACTCGTATTACAGCTCCAACAGTATTTACTTCTTCTGGATTTTCTATTTGGTCTACATTTACAACTTTTGTAGCATACGCTGTTAGTTTTGTTACTAAAGCTCTTCTCATTAGAGTTTTATTTACTTCTAATTGATTAGCAATTAATGGCTCTACTTCTCCTTGTCCTCTTGCACTTCCTTCTTTTTCTTCCCAAATCAAATGTATTACTGGGTAATATGTCAAACCAGTATCTGTATCTTTTTTAATATCACAATATCTTGTTGCTTTTGCAAAGTGTACTTTTCCATCTTTTTTATATAATTTTGTTACTATTGTAACCATTTCATCTTTTTCAAGCTTAGCTTCTTCTCCACTTTCTTCTTGATTCTGATTATCTCCCATTATGCATTGAATCTTGTCTTCACTTACTCCATATTCCTTTGCTATATCTCTTGCTTCTATTACTGATACTCTTTGTTTTATTAATATGTATGGTTGTTCTTCTATTTCATCATTATTTTCATTGCCATAATATACATCTACTTTTGATAGTATTTTTATTTTAGGAGTAGCTTTTTTCTTATCATATTCAACATATACTACACATTCACCATTAATTGCAGCATTTTTACATATCTTTTGTATTCTTTTATCTATGTTTTCTCTTTCCCATATTTTTGCTGCTTTCTTGTTTAATAATTTACAAACATTCTCAGAAGTTGCTTTAAATTCATTGTTTTCAAAGTTTTCACTAGAATAGTTTATAGCCCAATTATTTGATATAACTACACCTACTTTATAACGTACGATTGGTTTTATATAGTTTAATTCTAGTTTCTCTATTCCTTCAACTATTAATCCTTCGTTTTGATCACCATTAAACATTCTAAAATTTAAATCTGTTTTATTGAATATGTCTATCATTCTTGCGTAATCTTGTCCTTGTTGAAACAGTGTCCATATATCAGTTTGTTGCAATTCTTCTCTATCCATGCTTTCCTCCTATAAATATTTTGTAATCTTCTTTTGTCCATTTGGTGTTCCGTCATATCTATCTAAGTTTGAAAACGACTCTTTTGCTTGTAGAGTTCTTAATTCTTCATCTTTACTATGTTCTTTTCTTTTTTTATTTTCTTTATATGCTTCTACAGGGTTTAATTTTATTCTTCTTGTGTTTGTTAATAATAATCCAAACAAAAACATAAAAAAATTAGACACTTGAATGCCTAAAATAATTAATACTATTTCACTTACTTTCATATTTCTCTCCTATATTGGTTTTATTGTTTCTCCAAAATCTCTTGATTTATCATATCGTTTTATTTGTTTACTTTGTTCCTTTTGTCCTGGTAATGTCTTCGATACACAGAAGTATCTCAACGCGTCTGTTATATGTGTTAATTCGTGTGGCTCTGTTGCAACGTCGTTTGGATTCTTATCATCATGTTGTAGCTGTGGTAAACATCTTATAAGATTCTTACACTTGCTAAATATTCTTAATTTTGCTGTTTTTATTGTTTCTCCTGTCTGTTCATCTTTTATTTCTATTGGCTTAATCCATTCTTTTACTGCTAACCAGCCATTTACTCTATCAGAACTACATTTTGTCAATCTTACTCCATTTTCTGCAAAGATATCGTATGCACTTTTACCTGTGTCTTGTCTTCTATTCCATAAGTCAGGTGGTGCAAATATCCTTTTAGCTCTTTTAAATAGATCATGATGTCTTAGTTTCTTTGCAGCTTCGCTTATTAGTAAATTACTTTCATGTATTTCATCTATTGCGTATGCATTATATTCTGGATCTATAGCTACAAATAATGGTGCAAACATATCTAATCCATAGTCCAAAGATATATATATGGTCCAATTATTTGGTATTTCAAAAGGTTCTTCTATAACATGAATGTCACGTTTAAATTCTCTAAAGAACATTCCGTCATAAATATCCCAGTCACCATCTAGTAAGGCTTGTCTTTCTTTTTCTGGAAGAGAAAGAAGTCTTTTTCTATAATTAGGGTCTGATTCCATTAAGAATTTATTATCTTTTAGTTTTGCTGGTATAAATAATCTAGTTCCTTCTTCGTCTTGATATTCTTTTGTTCCATTATCTATAAATCTTTCTTTAAAGAATGTATGTCCTACTCCTCCGAGGGTTTGTAGTGCTTTTAATTTGTTTTGGGAAATTATTTACGCCTCTGTTTCTACTTTTTAAATATATGTACATAAACTCTGTAAAGTGTGTAGCTTCGTCAAATCTTATAATGTCATATTCTGCTGATTGATACTTGTATACATCTTTCTCATTATCACAATATCCAAACTCTATAATGCTTCCGTTTTTAAAAGTCCATTTCTTTTTACTGTCATTATACTTAGCTACTTCTTTAGGATATGTTGCTAATGTACCTCTTATAAACGACTTTTCTAATTCGCCAAATGTTCTTCTTAGTACTAGTTGTTTAATTCCTGGATAATCACAAGCATATAAAAAAGCATCTAATATTTGCCCATGTGTTTTTCCTCCTCCTGCTGCTCCGCCAAACAATACTTCATCTTCTTTAGCATTATAAAATCTCCATTGTAATTCTGTAAGTTCTATGTCCATATTACTTTACAACCTTCACATTTATTTCAAAATTATTATTTTCCTTTCCATCATCATTATTATTGTTTAATATGTCATTTAGGTCCTTTAATGCAGAAGCTAGTTGTTTTAGTCCTTGTTTATCTACTATTCCTTCTCCAATTTCTATATCTTCGTTCTCTTCTATTTCTTCTTTAGAAGGCTTTTTTGCCCAAATATCATATTCTACTTTTTTGGTCTTTTTTTTGGTCTTTATTATGTACTTTTCTAGTTGTGAGTTAGCTTTGATTATATTAAGAGCTAAATCTGTTGCAATTGCTTTTATATCTACTATTTTTTGAGCTTCTTTTTCACTTTCTTTCTCTATAACTTTTTCTACAATTTTAGTACTCTTTTTGTCCTCTTTTAGTACTTTTTTACTTTTCCACCCTTTTGTCCTGCTTTTGGTACTTCCGTTTTGTTTTATCCCTTTATCTTTTAGAAAGCTACTTACTGATTTAAAATCACTTAATATATACTCTTTTTCTAACTGCTTCCAGTCATACTTTGCCACTCACCTCACCTACTTTATTAGTCCTTTTTATTAATGTATTGCTCTACTATTTCATTTATAAAATCATTGCTACTCGCTACTATTTCGCATACATCTTCATAGCTGAATGTTTTATCGTCGTTTTGATTATGACCATATTCATACATCCACACATGTGTTAATTCATGTTTTAATGTCTTAATTATATTTGCTTGTTCTTTTAGTAACATTATTTTTTGAGTTCTATATATTGTTACTCCTAAAGTACCATCACTCTTCATCTCATTATTTATTGTGGCTTCATCTACTTCTTCTATTGTCCATTCAGTATTGTTTATTTTGAATTTCATTATTTCTCTCCTTTTTTCTCTTTTTCTTCTTACTAGGAAAGCATTTCTCATAATTTCTGCATCCATGGCAGAACTTTCTCATACATTTATCAATATTCATCTTAATATTCTTGTGTAAAGCCCATTAGTGCTTTCTTTTGTTTTGCTGTTCTTGTTCCTGGCTTTTCATACCCTTTTACTTTATTTTCGTCTTTTTCATAGTCCGTACATTTTGCTATTATCATATTGTTTAGTTTTATTAGTGCTATTCCTTTATCACATACTTTACTTTTACATGTGCTACACATATATTTTTGAAAACTATTTATCATAATAGCCACCTCTTTTGTTTTTTAATAAAACACTATGTAATGATATAAATACAATGACCTTAACTACTTGCCTAGAATTTTTCATTAAGGCTGAATTAAAAATGATACCTGCAACGAATTTAATCATTTAACATATTCCCTTTTTCATTCAAATACCATTGACTTGAATACAGGATTAACAGTCCTGTCCAACTGTTTATATCACTACATACTATTTTATTTAGAAAATAGGAGTTATGCTTCTAAAAACACAACTCCGCAAAAGAATATTCTTTTTTTCCATACAAAAAGAGCAGCCATTTGACTGCTCTCTTTGTATAGGTTATTTGTTTTTACGATCTGCGTTAGGTCCTGCAACGCCCTGTACTCCACTCTTCGGACTGTAAAAAGTATGTGAGCCATACTCTCCATCGTAGTCTTTTGAGTTCATCTGGTTGGCCTCGACATCGTGGCTTTCTTTTGAGCCTGAGTAGTTGCTCCAAGAGTAACCATCAGAATCACTACGTTTTGTACCGCCGTTTGTGCCGTGGTCAGATGCTAATGTGCTGTTGTTGTTGGACATAAATCAACACTCCTATTAAATTACTTACCTGTTTCCAGGTTGCCTAATTATTATAGTATATTATGTCTACTTTGTCAATACTTTTTTAAGCTTAACTAGAATTGCCTCAAAACTTATATAATATATTTATTTAGAAAGGAGGTTCTATCAATAGAACTTTATATTAACTTATCTAGTATCGTTAATTGCAATAAAAAAAGAACTAGATACTTCTAGTCCTTATTTGTAGCTTTGGGCATGTCTTTTCAAACAGCTACTCTTTTACTTGATACAATTTTATCATTTTAAATCGTCACATTTGTCACATTTTATTATTTTTCTAAAAATCTTTTTAATTTCATTTTTGCTTTACTTTCTGAGTCATAATTCATCTTAAACATAATTTGTATCCAGTTTAAATTTTCTTCGTATTTATGTCTTATTATTCTTCTTATTTCACTGTCCTCTACATTGTTTAGTTCATATTCTAGATTAGTTATTAATTTCATTAGCTTAAACTCTTTATTCTTTATCTGCTTTTTATATTTGTTTCTACTCTTTTTATTTGCAATTATCTTTTTATTGTCTAATCCTTCAATTACACAATTGTGTGATATGTATGGATAACTAGCACTGCTCCCTTTTACGCTATCTATTACTATTTTCGCAGGTTTATTATTAATCTTGTCTATTTTTTCTCTTAATTCTTCTATTTCTTTTCTAGTAGAATTTATTTGACTTAATAATTCTTTATCCATAATTCCTCCTTCGTTTATAAATGCAAACCTGCATTTATTTTTCTATCTCTTATTTGTTTAGTTGTAAATCCTAGATCGTGATATGTAATACATTCTTTTACTGTATGTTCTTCTCCCCACTTATCTACTAATGTCTTTTCATATAATACGTGATTAGAGTACTCTTTTACTTTTTTCATACCCTTAAACGTTTTTGGTACTTCCATTATCTTTTGTCTCCTTTACTTTCTTATAAAAATATTCTTTTATGCAGTCTTCACATTCTCTGTCCATATTGTCATCACACTCTTCATATAAACATGCATAATCTCCTAATATATAAATATGTTTTGTCATTGAATCTACTATTTTACTTAATCCATTGTATCTTGCTTTATAATAATCTCTTTGTCGTGTTATGTTTTGATTTTCTTTTTGTAATTTTTTAGTTAAGTTTAATAATTGTATTATATTTTTTCTATTTAACTTATAAGCTGCTTCGCAATATTTACATATTTCGCAAGGACCTTTTATAAATTCTTCTAATTCTCCAATAGCTTTCTTTTCTTCTTCGTTCATATTATTTCTCCTTTTCTAATAATTCTTGTAAAACTTTTATCTGCTCTAATAAATCACTGCCACCCCAATAGCCTTTATCATCTGTCAGCTCTTCTACTTTCTTTTTTAATTCTTCTATCTTGTCTTTTACTTTTTGAACTGGAATACTCTTCCTAATTTTTTCTCTATCTTGAAAATGTCTTGTACTCATGTTTGCAATAATTTTACTATTGCTTAAATCTAATGCTTTTAATTCTTCATTCTCTTTTTGTAGTTTTTCTATTAAATTTAATACTATTTCTGCTTCTCCTGCTGATAAAGTTCCATGAATTGTATAAGCAAATTCTTTTAAACTTTTAATGGCTTTTTTATTATTCATAAATTAAGCCTCCTTCTTTTTTCTTTTAAAACATATTAGTTTTACTGGTTCTATATAAATTTCAGACTTATAACAAGCAAACATATTATCAGTTTTAAATAAATGTTTACAGTCTTTGCAACGCTTCTTTTTTAATTTTTTAAATGGACCTTTCATTCTATTTCTCCTTTTCTAGCAGCTCTTGTAAAACATGTATTGCACCTACAGTTTCGTAGTGTTCAACTGTATGTAGATTTTTCTTCAACTCTTCTATCTTGTCTTTTATTTTTTGAATTGGAATATTTTCTAACAAATCAGTTATTCTATTGTTTAATTCATAATTATCTGCTTTTAATTCTTCGTTCTCTTTTAATACTCTTTTATGGTCTGTAACTATTCTTTCTACTGCATTTAAAAAATCTGTTCCTACCCAATAATGATATTGTATTATTGTATCTTTATCACATAAACTTTTTTCTATTAATGTTATATCTTCTTCTCTACTATTCTCTTTCACTTAAAACACCTCCTAAAAGTCGCTAACATAAAATTCTAATGTTTCATCACAACTACAACATTTTTCATAATTTGTTTCTCCGCAGTCTACATCATAAAATATATTTTTTTCTCCACAATTTGGACATTCTATCTCAACATCTTTACATGTTCTTGTACTTACTTCTATTTTCACTATGTATCACTCCTCTCAAAATCTCTTACTTTAATTTTTACTATTATTCTTTTTCCACATCTGTCTTGTAATTCTATAACTGGTCTGCCTACTACCCCTTCACTATTTGCTGTCCCTATACTAGACTTCGGTTTACTCTTTACATAATTAACTGCTTCTTGTAGTGTTCCCTCTAGTATTATTGGTACTATATCTATACCAAAATATTTTGCTATATCTTCTACACTTTCTCTTGATTGGTAATTATCTGCTATCATCACATCAAACAAGATGAAATCTTGTCCTTTCCTGTATAATCCTCCATTTTGTATTTTTTCTCCGTAACCTTCTCCATATAAAATTACTTCTGTTTCTCCAAACTTTTGCTCAAATAATTGCTCATTTGTTTCTCCTCCAAATAGTTCTACTAGCCTATTCATTAAATTTGCTGGTATCTGAGCCTTGTCAGTTCTTCCATAGAAACTTACTCTATGTCCATCCCAGTATATTCTTATGTTTGTTCCATCTATCTTTTCAGTAAATTGCCATTGGTTGTCTTTCAAATATTTTATTGCTTCATTTCTATATTTCCCTTCAACTAACTTTTTTGTTTTTTCATCTCTTTCAAAAAGAGTTTCTATTTTATGGTATTCTTTTAACATATCTTATTTACTCCTTTACTTTATATTCCATACTTGCAAATTTCTCCTTTGTAACTATTCCCCTAACATTTGCAAAAGGGATTAATTCTGGTCCATCTTCGCCCACAATTCCTATTTCTTCTAATTTGTTTCCGTAAAAATCTTTAACTTGAGTTGTAGTTACTTCATATAAGCAAGTATCTTCTGTTGTTCCATTTTCATCAACATTCTCTTCTACAAATATTCTTACTAAATCTCCAGGTTTTATTAGGTCTATTATTTTTTCTGAAAAGTTTTCTACTGCACTACTATCAAACCAATCAGTATCATAAAATCCATAATATATAGCTTTCTTATTAACATTGTTTTCTTTTATTCCTATTACTTTAACTATTTCTCCTGTATTAAGTCTTACATAGTCATCTTTTCTTATATTATCTTGAACATATAAAGCATAACCAACATTACTATTGTCTTTTTTTAAATAATCTTTTCTGCTTAAACACCTTTCTTTTATTTCTCTATTCATCTTCTCCTCCTACTATCTTTAATATTTCTAATATGTAATATTCTTTATTAGGCTCTGCTCCCCATTCTTCTTTGCCTTGTCCTACTCTTAATTTACACACACAGGTCATTTGTGGAGTATTGTTTCCGTATCCATTTCTAAATACTACCCTATAATAAATTTCTTTAAAATTTGGACATTCTAGTTCAATATTTAATTTTGCTATTTCATAATAATTTTCAAACCTTTTAGTCCAGTATGGCTTTATTTCTCTATATTCTTCCTTTTTCTCGCCACTTTTTATCATGTCAAACCATTTCTTTTTAATTGGTAATATTAACATTCTTCTTCTCCTACTTTATAGCAATTAGCCATATAACTTTCTTTTGTTAGTATTGTTTCTATTCCGTCTCCATATTGAGATATTGGTATATGATAACCGCTTCTATCTATTCCTTTAATATTTGTACATAGTAATGTACCGTTTTTATCAGATACTTTATATCCATTTACAAAATCTCCGAACTTCTATTAAGTCTACTATATTATTAGAATGTTTTAACTTTTTGGCATCGCTCATTTCTATCGCATATATTGTATCTTTTGAACATTCTTTTAATATCTTTATTGGTTTATCTAAATTACACCAATACATGTTTACTGGACATTTTTCTGTTGCTTCTGTCTTATCAACACTTTTTATTCTTCGTATAAACCCTGTTTCAGTTCTTACATACTCTCCTACTTCTATATCTTTCATAATCTTTTCCTTTCTAGGCTAGACTTAATCTAGCCTTTATATTAATCTTGTGACGTGATTGTTATTGGTACTATCATTTCTGGTAAATAATTAATTTCATAATGATATTTATCTACGTATGCCCCACTTACGTCTTCAACTACATACATAGTCCATTCATTTAGATAAATAAAATGTTTTTTATATTTACCGTTCTCTACTTCTACTATGATTTCTAATTCATTATGTGCATTATTCTGTAGTGAAAAATTTCCTATTAACTCAAAAACTGGCTTATCACTTCTTGCATTTATTACAGATATTCTCCTTGTTACATTGAAATTATCTGCTTGTTTTCTTATATTACTAGAAACTCTATTTGATTCTGTACACCCTGTTAACACTATTGTTCCTATTACTAAAACTAATATTAAACTTATTATTTTTATCTTTTTCATTATTTATTACCTCCAACTTTTAAATTTTCTATCTCTATGTATAAGTCTTTGCAATTTTCTTCTAAATCGCTTATCATACTTCTTTGCATTTCTGTTATATCTTCTAATGCTTGTTTATCTTTCTTTAATGCTTCATATTTTACTGCTGTGTCCCATGACATAAAGCATATTATTAACGCTAATATTACTAATATTACTGTTATTATTGTTTGTGCTTTAAAATCTCTTTTTATTTCGTTTAATGTCTTGTCTTGAAGTATTTTTACTTCTTCATATTTCTTTATATTCATCTTTCTTCTCCTTCTAACCTTTTTCTTGCGTTATTCCACTTCTCTTTGTGTACTTCTTCTGCAAATCTTTTTCTTTTGTATTCTTCATACTCTAATTGCTCTTTACTTACTTTTAAACTTTCTTTAAATTCGTTCATTAAATTTCCTCCACTTCTACAACAACTTTATTTGCTGTTCCGTATTGTTTAAAGAGTAACAAGGCAGTAACTTGATTATCATCTTTATAAGCTAGTCCATTTAATGCGTCTAGTATTATTTTTGCTATATTATCTATGTCTGGCTTATGCATATAGCCTTGTTCCCAGCCTATTAACTCTGCTCTTTTCTTTTTGCTTAATCTTCTAGGTGGCTCAAATACTGCTGTTATTTTCATTTTTATTTCTTTTTCGCTTGGTTCTACCTTGTATTTGTTTTTAAAGCTTAACTTCACTAAATCTTCATAATCTCTTGTTTTTTGTGGTGTATATGTACCATATTTTCCTAGCCTTGGTCTTCCCTTTCCTGTTGGCTTTCCTAATATTTCAAATTTCATATTTTCATTTGTTCTCCTTCCAAAATTTTTTTACACAAATCTAATCCTGACTGTTCTCTATATTTGCAGTTATCTGCATTTATGTTTTGTTCTGCTAAGCCACAACCTAGACATAGCCCTTTTTTTATTGCTTCTGCACATTTCATAGTCTATAATCCCTTTTTTATATTTAAGAGTTGTTCTCTTAATAAATCTATTCTTTTTGTTAAATATGACTTTGTTCCTTTTCCCCTGCTTACTTGGTCTGTATAAGGTCTTGCCCTATTAAGTCTATAAGCTGTTTGTCCTTCTATAATCTCTCTTAATAACTTTTCCATAACTACCTCCTATACTTGCGTTATATGGTTCATATTCTCTGAAACCATATCTGATAAATAATATCTTTTATAATCTGTCTTTTCTCCAAATCTGTTTGTATTGCTTTCCCATTCTGTTTTAAACTCGTAGCCCTCTTTTTTGAGCTGGTCTATTCTTGCTCCTAGCTGTGTTATTCCTAAATCTGCGTATGCTTCCCAGCTAGATATTGAACCGAACTCTCGTATGTAATTTATAATTCTATCTTTTTGTACTATTTTCATAAATTACCCTCCTTTATTTGCGTACAAATTGTCAAGTTCGCTGGTCTTATATTGTCTTTGTTCATAATTTTTATTTTGCTCTTGTTTTAATGGATAAAAGCTTTTCCAACCTTTTAATACTGTTTCATTTATTATTTCTATTTGTGTTGTTTCATCTGTGCTTAACTTTTTTAATTTATTAAGAGCTAACTGCATTGCATTTTCTGTTAATGGAGATCTGATTTTTTTTCTCATTTCTACAAAGTTATCTAAAGCTTTTTTTAATTCTTCAGGATAGTCACTATATATATTCTTAATGTTATTAACATTCTTTACATTATTGTTTGTGTTATTTTGCTGTTCATTTGTTGTTATTTTGTTGTTATTTTGCTGTTCAAATTTTCTTTTGTCTGCTTGATAATCGCTGTATTTTTCAATAGTTATAACTGTGAATTTGTTGTTGCTTTTTGCTGTTATCATTCCGTATCTTTTCTAGCAATTTTATATATCTATATATTGTGTTTTCATTCATTTGTAATTCATCAGATGCTTTTTTTCTTCCAAAAACAAATTGTCCTTTTTTTAATTCAACAACTTGCTGTCCTACTAATTGTTCTCGCTCTTCATGAGTTGCTTTTAATAAACACCATATCCATATTTTTAGAGCTTTTTCATTCTCCCAAATGGGAGATTTCATTATTTTTCTATATAATTTTATCCATGTTTCTTCCATATTCTCTCCCATAATTAAAGGGTAGTTCTTATGCCTACCCTAGATGTAACTTTTTCCTATTAAATCTATAAATTCTTGTCTAGTATGAGTTTTCTCATATTCTTTTTGTGTATTTATTCTTAATTGATTTATTATTGCTTCATTAGAATGACATTTAGGGCATATTAGTTTTACAAATTTATGTTGTATACTTCTTTTTCTATTACTCCCACCATAAATTTCGTGTGGATCTAATCTTTTTGAGTAATTACTACAAACTTCACAAATACCTGATTTAATTAAGTCTTTATCTCTTTGTCTTTCTAATTTTGCTAATTTATTAGATTTCTTTTTAATCTGTCCTTTTTTCTGTTTATTTTCTGCAGAGCTCTGTTTAATTCTCTGCAAAGTTTTTGGTGTTGGGTGAAATGAATCGCTTAAATCTTTTACTATCATTTTTTTAGCCACTTCCTTTTCATATCGGCTATTTCTTCAGGAGTTAAAGTTTCTATTCCCTGATCTTTACATTCATTTACAATTCCATCTATTAGTACAGACATTTCTTTTGTATTATATGTACTACTTCCAAAATAGCATTGTAGTTGGATTCCTGTTTTACCATTTATAGTAACTTCCCCTAATTCTCTTACCGCTCTCCATTCCTCTTTTACTCTCTCTACCATACTAGGTTTAACTACTATATGAGTAAAAACTCCATATCTACATATCATATCTTCATACAATGAATCTTTATCTGTTTTTAATACTTCTGCTAATTTCTGCAATAATACCCAACAATAAGCATTTGCATCTAAACTGCGCTTTTCCCTGTGTTGCTTTATTGTTATAGCCAAATTTTCTTTATCTTTTAACTTATAATAATTATCTATTAATATTTCCTTATTGCTCGTTATTTCTAATTCTAATTTCGTTGTTCCATCTATACTTGTATTAATTCCTGCTATTTTCCCATTAAGTTCCATGAATTACCACTCCTTAAAATGGCAATTCATCATCTTCTGCTTGTATTACTTCAGCATTGTCATTTGATTCTTTTTTTGCTTTTTCATATTCAGATATATAATCTGCCAAACCAGTTTCTTCTAAATTAATTGCTTTTTTTATCTTTTCTTGTATCCACGAAGGTAATTTATCGTATGCCACCCATGTTTCTGGTTCTTCTGTATCGAATACTGTAGTTTTTGCCAGTGGTTCTACTTGCATCCCTTTTGCTAATGCCATTATTCCTGCTATATTGTTATATGTTTTACCATTACTTTCTTTATTTATTATTTGTAATTGACATCCTTTATTTAATACATTTAATAAATTAAATCCTTTTAATTCTTCCTCTGTAAAAGCTTGTCCTCTCCATGCTTCTAAATCTTTCTTTAAATTACTTTTTTCTCCCAATGAATAACTATATTCCTTATTAATAATTCTTGGTAAAACATCTTCCCCTATTAATATTGTTTCTCCTACAATTTCCCATATCATTAAAAACTTTCTTTGATCCTTATCAAATCTTTCATTTCTTTGTAGTCCTAAATCAATTATCATGCTTGATATTGCTGTATAAACTCCATCTTCTAAATTTGGTATACTTGTTTTTTCACTTTCTTTTACTATTAAACTCATAATTAATCTTCCTTTCCTTTATTTAATATTTTTTTCTAATCTTCTTTTACATTCTTCATCATATAATTTTAATTGTTTCTTTATCGTACTATACTGTTTTAATAAAATAGCTCTTTCATATATAAGTTGTTCATCTGTATACTGTTTCAATTTTTCTTCATATTCCATTACAATACACTCCTCATATATTCAATTCGCAATTCTTCTTCTTCATTTGCATATTGTTCTTGTAATCTTGGTTCTATATCTTCCTTTTCATTCATTGCTTGATACATTGTTTCTTTTAATTGATCAATATAGTTTTTGTCTGATATACGGTCTATTAATTCATCTATTGTCCTCACTATGTCATCTAATTCATCATATCTATCTTGTAAGTCTTGCACTTGACATCTTCCTTTCTTTTTGTTAATATAAAAATATATGAATTTATACAAATTCTTATTTTGAACTAGTTTTGATGTGATGGTTGAACTAGTTCTCTTTTTTTAGCACTTAAATTATTAACTAGAAACTCTATGTTGTTTTCTAAATCTTTTATTTTAGATTTTAATTGTTCTTTTTCTGCTATTTCATTTCTTATTAATTTGTTTCTTTCTGCTATTTGTAGTTCTGCTTCTGCTAATGATTTTCTGCTTGAATCAATTAAACTTTGCATTTCTTTTCTGCTTCTAAACATATTCCTCAACTCCTTTCTTACTTTAATAAATAACTTATAAACATTACGTCATATACTAATGCTAGTAAAAACATACATTCTGCTTTTAATATGTTTATTGCTAATTTTGATTTGTTTATTTTATGTTTTTTCATTTGTGATCACTTCCTTTCTAATACCTTGCTTCTTGTAACCATTTATCAAATGCCTTTTGTTCTACTTTTTTTTGTCCTATATGAATACCGTGGAAAATCTTTTCTGTGCCAAAGCTCATTTGCTTTATTTTGATTTATTCCTAATATTCTTGCTACATCTTTGACAAATAATACTTTAGGTTCATTTTGCTTTTCTAAAATTTCTTTTATTTCTTTAAGATATTGATTTATTTCTTCCATTTCGTCCTCCTTCTTGTTTGTTTAACAAACATTTGAATTTATAAAAATATCGTCATTCTTGTAGTTTAATATCCTTTTTATATTCAAAGCTACTTCTAACGATGGAGAAACATTACCTTTTTCATATCCTGTATACGTTGTTCTAGCAATACTTAGTTTGTTTGCCATTTGTTCTTGTGTATATCCTCGTTTAGTTCTAATTTCAATAAGTCTTTCTCTCATTTTTATCTCCCTCCCTGTTCGTTATGCTGACATTATATATTATGTTTGTTTGGCTGTCAATACTTTTTTCAATTTTTTTTGTTTTTTGCTTCAAAATGTTTGCAAAACTGACAAATAAATGTTATAATTGTCTAGAAAGGAGTACAATTATGAGTTTTGGTAATAATTTAAAAAAAATTAGACTTGATAATGATTTAACTCAAGAAGAATTAGCAAAAAAAATTAATACATCTCGTTCAAACATTGCAAACTATGAAAATGATAAAAATATGCCATCTGTTGATATATTAGAAAAAATGTCTAAAGCATTAAATTGCAGTGTAGATTTCCTTTTAGGTAAAAATGATAAACAAGAACTTAATAAATTTAAATACTATATGTGCCCTGTTTATGGCAGAATAAGTGCAGGACAACCTAATTGGGCAGAAGAATGTATAGAAGGTAGATTACCTATTGACATTGAACTAATGAATATAGTCAATCCAGAAGAATGTTTCTTTCTTCGTGTAAATGGTGAAAGTATGAATAAAGAAATACAGAATGGTTCTTATGCTCTTATCAGAAAAACAGATTCTGTTGATGATGGAGATATAGCTGTTGTTTTAGTAAATGGTTATGATGCTACGTTAAAGGTATTTAACAGGCAGGGTGATTTTATTTTATTAGAACCTATGAGTACAGATTCTTCATTTAAGACACAAGTATATGGCAAAGATACAGAAATAAAAGTAATTGGCAAGTATATTGGTAAAATGGAGATGAAATAAAATTAAGGAGAGGTAAAATGTTTTTTAAAAAGAAGCCTGATCTTTTGCAGATAGTTTATTCTTTGGCAGAAGATGGCACTGCAGAATTATATAATTTATTAATTGATAATAATTTTAATATAAAAAATGATTATGGTTTTTCGCTTACTTCTTTTCTTTATCATCTTTTTTATATTAGATTAATTTTACTTTCTAAATATTCTGAACAATATATTTCTGATGTTCTATATAAATGTTTAGATAATAAAATATCTCAAGTTTCAACAGACATAACTATAAAAAATAATTTTATAGATGCAGCAAATGATACATTTCGAGATTTAGACTTATTTTGGTATAAATTAAGCACTACTGAAGATTCATGGGCTCTTATGGATATTGGGCGTTATTTTATTGCATGTTTTAATAAATGTAAAGTTAGTGAAGTTCATGATGTAAAACTATCAATGTATATAACTACTTATTTTACAGAATTTTCTATCAAATGCAAAACATTTTTTGACGGAGATGAAATAAAATGAAATTTATTAAATGTCTTGGAAATATATTATGTTCATTAATCTTATTATTTATAGTAATAAGTGGCATTTATAGTATAAGTATTTGGCTTGAACGTTTAGGTGTTGGATTCGGTGTTTTAAATTACGTTCTCACTATATCGTTGTCAGCTTTTTCGTTTTATATGTTTTCTCATAATATTGATAATATTTATGGGGCTAGAAAAAAATTAAGTATTGCAAAAAATGTATTTTCATTAGATTATACTGATTTAAAAAATATATCTAGAATTGATTTTGATGATAGTTATAATTTTAATATTTATTTGAAAAATGGCTTACATATTTCTTTAAATAAGTATTATATACCAAAGACACAAAAAGATTTACAAAATTTAGATGATGAATTTGATTTTTAATTAATTTTAGACTACTAAAGATAAGTTGAAATATACTTATCTTATTTTATAAGGAGGATTTATGGCAAGACGAGGAAATGGCGAAGGAACTATATATTATAGTGAAAATTTAAATAAATGGGTTGGTCAATTTACAGCTGGGAGAAAAGCTGATGGTTCCCTGAATCGTAAATCTGTATATGGTAATACTAGAAAAGAAGTTAAAGAAAAGATTACCTCTGCTCTATCAGATATCCAAAAAGATACATATATAGAAAAAAACAATATAACAATTTCTGAACTTGCAACAGAAATTGTTGAGGATAAACATAACTCAAATGAAAATAGTTCTAACACTTATAATAGAGCAAAATATACTTTAAAGTTAATAACTAAATCTGATTTTGGAAATATGCCTATAAGAAAAGCAACTGCAAAAGATATTAAAAACTTTTTAAACACATATACTTCTTATTCTGAATCCAGCATCAAAAAATTGTATCAACTTCTTAATCAAACTTTTAGGAGAGCAATTGAACGAAATTACATTATTAGAAATCCAATATCGTTTGAAGAAGCAAAAAGGCCTAAATCAGCTAAAATAACAGAGAAGGTTGAAGCATTAACTATTGAAGAAGAAAAAAAGCTTATAAAAGCATTATCATGCGAAATTAACGCTTTGAAAGATGCTTGTCTCTTGATGTTATTTACAGGTATGCGTGTCGGTGAAGTTCTTGCACTTAAATGGGAGAACATATCTGATAAAAATATTAGTATTAAAAAATCCTTAACTAGAGATGAATCTGGTAAAGTAATAGTTGGAGAAAAGGTAAAAACATATACATCTGATAGAGAAATTCCTATTACTGAAACAATACAAAAAATACTAACTAATATTTCTAGAGAAAATGATTACCTATTCAATGCAACTCCAAGAAATGTTCAATCATATTTAGAAAAAATTAATGCAATTAATTGCATTAAAAATAATATTACTCCTCACATGTTAAGACATACTTATGCAACTCGCTGCATTGAAGCAGGAGTCAATATAAAAGTCCTTCAAAAAAAATTAGGACATAAGAATATACAAACAACTTTAGATGTATATGCAAGTGTATTTGATAAGTTTGAAAATCAAGAAGATGATAAAATTATTAAATATTTAGAAAAAAATAAGATAACTTTGTAG